GAGCTGCGCTGACCTCAACGTCTTTCGAGTCCATGAGTTTATGTAAGCCATGTTGCCGCTCTTCACCAGCCCGTAACAAATGAGACTGGTGTCGAACAGAATCTGGCCATTATCTTTAAAGGCTTGAAGGGATGCCATTCAGTAATATCCATAATAGATCCGGCATCTGGCCGAGAAGTAGCCCCAACCTGCTGTCGAGTAGGAGTAAGCCCAAGACATCACACCAGGTGACAGCGTGACGCCTGGCTTCTTCCCTCTTTCGAGCTGCAAATCCACCAGCGGCACGACGATGTAGAACTGAGTCTTACCTGAAGGAGGCGCCGGGATAGCCGCGGAGCCGTTGGCCCCGCCGGTATCAGCGAAGCCCTGCATCTGGCTGATATTCATCGTCATATCAACCAAAATGCGCCCAGCCGCGTCATAGGTGGTTAGCCCCGTCATACGCTTAGGTTGATCGCGAGGTTTCCGTTCGGGTGATACAACTTCACAGAACTGTTGTTGATCGCTATCCGGGCCTGGCCCGCACCTTGTCCGTTCATTTCAAATCCCCCGTTCTTGAAAATGGCCCAGCCGGTTTGGCCCATTTGATAGTTCGTTGAGCAGATGTAATCGCCGATCTTGGCGTTAGTGATCGTGCCGTCCTGGATAAACGCCTCGCGAATGAACGTCTGCCCGTTCGACACCGCGAAGGGTGACCTGGGAACGCCATCGATCAGATTCAGCAACATGAAGGTGTCTGCGCGCACGACGAACTGCGAAGAGACGCCCGAGGGGTCAACCTGCAACCCAAGCCCGAAAGAGGCGGCGTACTTCTGACCTCCGGCCGTGGTTTCCATTTTCACGGACCAAAGCGTCGAGAGCTTGTCATTGGTGTCTGCCAGCGCGCTGGTGGTTTGCTGTACGGCTGCAGTGTTTTGGCCAACCGACACGCTCAACTGATCGGTCTTCGTTGCCATGGCTGACTGGTTGGTGGCTACCACCTGTGTCAACTCGGTGATGTTCGCCGCGTTCTGGCCAATTTTCGCGTCATATGTCGTGAGGAGCTGGGCGGTTGCCTCGGTATCAGAGGCGCGCACCTTCGATTCCGTGGCGATTGCCGCCGTGCTGGCCCATGCTTTAAGGGCATCGACTTTCGCGCCGTTTCCGTCGCCAGCATCACGATACGATGCCCGCAACGCCTGGAACGCGGTCGCCGTTGCGGTGACCGCGCCGTCGAGTTCGTCGATATCAGTGGTGTTGGTCGCCACCTGCTGCGCCAGGCCATTGGCCGTTTCGACGGACTGGCCGACGTTCAGCCAGTAAGTGGCGTTCGGCGGCGGAGTGTTGATCGGAACCGGACCTTTAGCCTGATAGAGCAGTTGGCCAGAACGCACAATCGCGTTCTTGATGTAGGTCTTGGTCGGGTCGTAGCTTTCGTCCAGCGCGTCGATTTGGTCCTGAAGGCCTGGGATTTTCTCGATATCGCCCAGCAGATCCTGCCCGAGCTCCGTCTCGGAAATCTTTCCGGCCAGCATGTCGAGAATGTCGGCAGCGTTCGAACTAGATTGCCCCATGACACCCACCCCAACCGGGTACCACGGCCCAATGTTTCCGATTCTGTCTACCAGTCGAGCCCAGAAGAAGAACGTCACACCTGCGGCCAAGCCCTGCATCGAAAAGTCGCTTTGTGGATACGCCAAGTCAGTCAACTTTGTCGCCGCCGGCAGACTGGTTGTTGGCCCGTACCAGATCTCAGTGCGTTGGGTATCCTCGGCGCCGGCAGGGAACCCCCACTTCAGATAGATGCCGAACAGCAGCGGCGTGGCCGTCAAAAACGACACCGCCGGCGGCAAACCTTCTTTGCCTTTCAGGTTGGTCAGCATCGAGCTGCGCCAGGACGACGAGATATCGAAGGCGCTCACCGCGCGGACGCGAGCCAAGTAGGCGCCGGCGTAAATACCCACCACATCGACGCCGGTGGTGCCGACGCGTTGCACCTTGATCCAGTTGCCACTGTCCTTGCGCCACTCCACGTCATAACCGACGGCGCCATTAACCGCAGGCCAGGTGATGGTCATCGTGGACACTGCAATGCCTTGGGACACAACCGAGCTCGAAGTGACCGTCACGCTCGCCGGGGCCGGAACCACAGTGATCGGAATCACGCTGATCGGACGCTCTTCCAGGCGAGCGCCGGTGTCGATATTGGCAAACTTGCCTGGCTCGTACTGGAGCGCGCTGATTTCAAAGTCGCCCTCTGTAGTGCGCTTCGTGCTTAGCACGCGATACAGCGGGATCGCCAAGTCATCTGCGTCCAACGCCCACTGCAATTGCGGCAATGGCGTCTCGCTGTAGTTGGTGGTCACGGTAACGGCGCGGCCGCTGACGCTCTGGACGGTCCGCCCCTCGGCACGCCCACCAGGCAGGTTGATGATCAACAGATCTCCAGCCTTGGCTTGGGTGTCACGATCAAGCCTCACGACCCGGCCAGCCGCCGAAGAAATACGGCCGCCCACTTGACGGCCGGCCAGCAGCGAATCTGCAACCGGGATAATGTGGCCAGGAAGTGGAATCACCCCTTCCATGCCGGTCTTGAACGCGATGGTCCGGTCCTGATTGTTGCTCAGGATCGCCCACTTACCGCGGCGCTGGGCCTCTGATGCGCGAGTGCAGCCAATGGCACTGAGCTCGGTCGGTTTATCGCCGAAACGGCGCTGCAAGGCCAGATCAGCGAACGGAATGACGTCAGTGTCGTAGTTGTTCGCCGGGTTGTCGTAACTGACCAGGGCCCGGGTGTAGCGGGTCTTGGCTGAGGCGCTGCCATATGAGAACTTACCGTCGACCACGTTTGCCCGGGTGAATACATAGTCGAAGTCCTGCGCGCGCGGCATGTCGGCCTGCATCACCAGTTGTCCCTGAGCCCAGTACGTCATGCCCCGGTAAATGCCGGCGATATCGCGCAACAGCGACCAGGCATCTGGCCGGCCTTGCAAGTTCATATCGCACAGGAAGCGTGGCTCAGTACCGCCCACCCCATTCGGCACCAGTTGGTCGCAGTACTGCGCTATCCGGTAAAGCTCCCACTTGTCGACCATGAACGGCTTGATTCGCTTGCCCAAGCCGAAGCGGTCTTCAGTGCACACACCGAACGTGATCCATGCCGGGTTATTGGTCCATGCCTGCTTCATGGTGCCGTCCCAAGTGCCAATGTAGGTTCGGGCAACAGGGTCGTAGTTGCTCGGCACCTGCCATTTACGGCCTTTGCACTTCACCGTTACGGCCGGGATATTGCTGAACTGCTCGGCATCAAACTCGATGTAGAGCAATGCGGTATTGGGGTAGCGAAGCTTTGCGTCGATTACCTCCGTGTAACCGGCCACCAACATGGTGTCGGCAATCTTGTTGGTGTTCTGGTTCGGAGTAATCCGACGAACACGGATCTGCCAGCCAGTGGTGGCCACCGGCAGGTCAACACGACGCGAGCGCTCGTACCGGGTAGTGGTCTTCCCGTCCACGGCTTCAGTCAGGGCTTGTTGGTAAGAGCCACCGTCGGTGGATACGTCAATGGCATACTCGATGCGGTACCCGCCAACGTTGCCGCTATCGTCTTGCCGCTGAAGCGCTGGCCATGCCAAGCGAACACGCACGGCTGAAAGCTGGGTATTGGTGATCGATCTAATCCACGGAGAGTCGCTACGAAGTTCGATGTTCAGCGTGGTTTCGTTCTCGACCGACGGGATACCGGGGATATAGGTCTGATCAACCGAGCCCGGGCGCCAGTCCCACTTCACGTTAGGGAAGTTGAAATTATCGCTGGCATCCTTGATCGGCGTGTTGTCGAGATAGATGTCGTAATCGGTCGGAGTGCCGTCGAATTCGCCCTCGCCAACGGCGATCAGGAGTTTTGCAAGGTTGGTCGAGCGCAGGCTATCGCTGGCTTCGGTCGGCGACTTCGGCATGCTGCTGCCGCCTTTCTCGCCATGGATATCGATCTTCGGTGCTGCACCCATACTTTCCTCCAAGCGAAAAAAAACCGCCTCATGGGCGGCCTACTTGCTGCGTTCTGGTTACGTTTTGTCTTCGGCGTAGATCGATGCAGAGATAATCATGCCGCCCCACCGGCGGTCACCGATGCAGATCGGGACCGGGTTGCCGCTGGCTGTGGTGTTCTTGGCACTGCCGAAGGCGTAGGACGGCATGTTCTCGGGGGATGCGCTCTGCTTCAGGCCGGAGGCTTGAGGGCTGAGCATTTGCATCACGCCGCCGGCAACCATCGCGATACCTACAGGTGCTAACCCCTGAAAGCCCGGGATGAATGATGCGGCAATCAGCACGGCGCCGATGATTGTCTGAAGCAGCCCTGCGCGCTTACTGCCAGAAATAGCCGGGACGATTCGAATTTCTTGAGCGCCACCCAGAGCGAAATCTTTCTCGGAGATGTTCCTGCGGTTGCGGAATATCGCAAAACGCATGCCGCGTCGCTCAAGGTCTTTGATCGCAGTCTCAAATCCATCGAGCGTGCATTTCAGTGCCTTGAAAGCTTCTCCGACAGATTTACTACCCAACTCACGGAAATGCTCTCTACCAAACAGCTTGATCAACGGTCCAGATAACAAAATGGTTGTCATCAACTTGCCGGGGCTCGTCATCGTTGTCACGGTTTTCTCCTGCCGAAAAAAAAACCGCCTGAGTAGGCGGTTTGATTCATTGTTCTCAGAGACAGTCTTTGACTGCTTGCTCTATGTCGCTTCGACCATAGCCCGGCGACCACGCCATACGCTGGTAAAGCGTTACCGCGCTACCTCTAGGTGTTTTACGGATATTCAGCAGTTCGTCAGACATGTTGCTGTTGGCAACAAGCAATCGATACCCATTTTCGGTTTCAGACATTGACGAATCGCTACGAGCATTTTGCCACTTGGGAAATACGCACAGGGCATACCGATTTGGATCCTTCGAAGTAGAAGTGTTGATGCTTGGATCATTTTTCTCTAGATCACCTGGCGAAACACAGCCCGCCAGCATCGCTACGGCCACCGCCCCTATGAAAAACCTCATGCAATCCACTCCCCTGAATTACTGCAAAATTTCGTAAACATACCGGTTGTTTGATGGCTTAGGCTTTGTGTAGGAATCCTGCCAGTCCCGAGCATAGGAAGGGAAATTCTCAATCCTTTCGATTTGCCAGTTGCTTGATGTGTCTTTCCGCTCAAGCGTATAGCGATATTGCTCTCCAAGCTCTTTGGCCTCTCGATCTTTATCGTCAATCTCTGCTCCAGCTTCTGGTGGCGTGGAGTTTTTGATTACGGCCATAACCACCGACCTAGTATCAGACTCAATTTCAACCTTGGTAATTTTTCGGTCAAACGACAATAGATCGTCGATGCAAATTTGCCCGATAGGAAAGTCGCTCGAAACCAGAGATTTGAGTTTATCAATCGTGGGGCGTTTCAACTTCTCAAATTCATAGCAAGCCTCACGATCTAGAAGCATGCCTGCGTCTTTGACGGACCACCACGACTTAACCGTTGCATCGGGGGAATTGGCAGCGATCGTGACTCCTTCTGCCTGCTTCGTTGCGCTAACAAGTCCTTCTGGCCGCTTGCTTTCATCGAGACACCCGACTAAAGCCATAGACAAAACGGCCCCTACGATCAATTTCATTCAGGTCACTCCTGTGGAAATGCGGGCAAAGTAGATTACTCGATGGGCAGATGCAAAAAGCCCAGCGCTGGATAGGGATCAGCGATGCGCCTCATCTGGATCCGGTGGGCTTTGACTTCTCTGTCAGCAATGCCTCGATGACTCTGCCTGAAGCATCAAACCGCGCGGTAAACGCTTGACTTTTATAGCCGACCCCTAAAAAAGCCGACC